AACCAAACCAGAGGCTACTTCTATTGCTCCTTGACTTAATCCCAGCTTAACAACCTCCTCGAAAGTCATAGTAGGATTGTCGTTTTGTAGTGTTTTAAGTCTTTCTGTCGGAACTAAAGCAGCATTTGGTGGTAGAGAACGTCTGGCCTCGGCGTCTCCATCTAACTTTCTTACGTAATCTTGGTTTGTTTTAGCGTGTTTGATAAGGGCTCCAGCGAGGTCATTTTCAAGGTTTTTGCTTAGCTCATTAAATCCTTCTTTGTAAGCTTTGTTGAAATCGTCTTCTGTTGCATCTTTTGGTAGCGAGGCTAGGACTTGGTCATTTAAGTTATTTAGGTCCCTTGTGTAGCGAGTGATAACGCCAGTCGGCGTCCCGTTTACAACTGCTGTCAGGTCGTCTATCTCGCCCACCATAAACCCCCCACCAGAGTCCTTCAGACCCGGTGTTACTTTTGAGCCTACCTCTCCAAACCCTGTAACGAAATTAGAAATTAAACCAGAGATGCTTACAGAATCACCGCCCGGAAACGAGTCAACACCTATGCCGATTTTCTGTAAAACGCGTAAAAGTCCTTCCCTCCTGTCGAGCCTTGGAAGGTGCGGAACTACGCGTGCCATCAGAACGTCAGTCACAGCGTCTAACCTGTCTCCGCCTCCCTTAATCCCATTGACTAAGTCAAAGGCGTATGTATACAACTTATCATCTGTGATTTGTGCTATTTGGTCACGCAAGGAAGGAAAGCGGTCAAGTAGTTTTTCTCTGAGTTGGTCAGGAGTTTCGTTTACGTCTATGAGGTTCGCTGTCGCCAATGCTATATCTTGAGGAGACATACTTGAACTTAATTTAGGTAGTTTATCTGCTGTCTCTTGCCAAGCTACGGAAAAAGCACTGTTTTCCTTTTTCACCTCGTCGAGAGCTGTCTTCTCAACCGTTTCCTCAACTTGAGCCTGAAGAGAATCAAACTCAGGAAGCTCTTTAAATGGTCTATTGTTGATGTGAAGTTCATCAGTCAACTCCTCGAAGAACGCTTGGAACTTAACAGCTCCATCGTGTGTGCGAGACATCATTCCGTAAAGACCGGGAGTTGGGGGTATTCCGCGAGCAGGGTCACCTTGAGTTCCAAACAACACTGCCCTAGCCTTTGTTTGAGACATGCCCGAAAGTTGTATAAACCACGGAGACTCGCTTATCAAACCTTGACCGTAGTTTCCATCAACGGGACCCAACTCAGCAGCAGCTTTCATGGCTCCAATCATGTTCTGCGTGTTGAGAACCTCTGATTCATCCATGAGCTTACTTGCTAGTATAGGATTCTTAGAAGCCCTTAAACGGTCTGTAGCTTGTATAAACCCTTTACCAACCTCACCTTCAGGGTCTAGCTTCTTCAACAGCATGAAATCACGCATTGTTTTCTGAGCTAGGTCAAGAGCCTCTTCGCGAGACAGGTTAGAGCCGTTGGGGTTGTCCGCTAAGCTCTCTATAAGTTCTTTGGTCTGCTGTCTGTGATACTCATCATACTCTTCCACGAAGGTAGCCCCTAGGAAACGCAAAGCTCGCGTAGAATATAAAGGAGACTCGGTGTGCTCTCCGGGGTTGGCTTGTTCAACTCCAAGCTCCGCTTTGGCCAATTTGGCTTTTTGGCGTCGGACTTGTTCGTTCGCCTCCTCAATCATCTTGTCAACTTGCTCGTCGTTTGCTTGAGACAGCATGAAGTCCCACTCCGCGTCGATTCGGCGAGTCTGAGCTTCTTCTAGCTTCATGGACTGTTGCTTGACAGTTTCATCAAGAATGTCTCCTTGAATCATAGCGCCCTTAAGATTAAGGTCAGCTTCTTTACTTGCGATTCCCTGTAGGTTAAGCTTGCTCTGTAATCCTTGACCTTTTAGCTCGACTTGTTCTTTCTGCGCTTGGTAAGCGCTGAACTGACCTAAGATACCGCTTACTGTTCCCAACGAATTAGACAACCTACCTAGACTGGTTTGAGAAATTGGAAGAGGCTTTTGCACTCCAACTCCATAAGTCCCTGCTTGACGAACAGAAGAACGGATAACGTGCTCCCGTTGCATTTCTTGAACCTGCTGTCTCTCGTCGGTGCTGAGTAGAGCAGAAAGTGGGTTTTTCTTAGTTGCCATAGTGTATTATTGGGATGTGTTTTTGCGGTTTATTTGAAACGTCTGTAAGCGGTTGGAGCCGATTCCGGTTTGAATTCCAGCCGCTGTTCTCTGTTTACCCAAGTTGTAGATTTGTTGCTGAGTATTTCTGTAGCGCTGCTCCGCTGCTCTTTCTTGACCTCTCATGACTCGGCGACTGCGATTAGCATTCTTTGTCTGCATTTTATTTATTTGTCCTTGCTGGTAAGTGCCCATCATACTCCCTGCGGTCCCTAAGATTGTTCCTAAGTAATCAGGCTGAGCAATGGGTTGATTGATTCCAATCATGTTAGTGACATACTGCTCACCAGCGTTAGCAAGTCCAAGTCTGCGCGATGAGTCGTTTAAGCGAGCCTGTAAAGCCAAAGCGGACTGATACTCCGCATTACTTCTTTCGAGGTCTTGCATACTAAGACCCACAGATGTTCCTGCTGCATTGACTGACTCAGCAGCGACGGCAGCGGTGGAAATGGATGCTTCAGATTCACGTTGAGCTTTAAGAGCTTCCTGCGCCATTGAAGTTTCTTCCTGACTCTGTTGCATACGCTCTGAGCGCATGGCCATTTGCTGTCTTTGCATCTCGCGAACAGAGGCGGCACTTTGAGCGGCTTCTTGCGCTTCTGCCTGTTGCCTTTGGGCTGAGATGGAAGCTACGCCTTGTGCAGCCTGAATACCCATCATTGCCATCGTTATTGAACACATATTACTTAGTTATTTTGAATTTTCTGAAAAGTTCTTCTTTAATTTTTACGGGTTCTTCGAACTCCGCTCCACACCATTTAAGCCATTTGATGCACACAAGGTTATCTACGTGTATCCAATTAGATACCGAACCATAATGACTCGCTAAAGACCAGACCCATTTTCTACAATGCTTTAGAAAGTCTTTTGCGTATCGTTCCACTTCATTAGTCCCCAACATCCAAATAAAAGGCTCATGGCCTTCTCCCGCTCCGAACATAGCCATGACTTTGTTGTCCTTGGTCATAACAGTGAAGCTCATGTCGCTCGCGTTCATCGACGACTCAACAGCCTTTGAAGGCGCTGAGCCAACGCAAAAGCATTCAAGTTTGTCCATTTCCCTCATGCTTTCAGTAAGCTCTTTAGCGTGCTCTTTGGTGGCGATAAGAATGGTATGACCTTCGGGTGTTGTTTCTACTACACTAGCCATAGCGTCTGGAGCGTTGATGAATGAATGACTCAAACTCTGCACTTTGGAAGTTAGAGGGCATGGCCGAGGAGTTCTCAATGGTAATGGTGGTGTGTTCAGGGTCTGAGAACACAGGGAATCGAAAACGTCCCGACTCTAAAACAGAATTACCCTCTATGGTATGCTGCACGATAGAGGCGTTGAACTCCGCAGTCGAGGTGTTTCTTAGGTCGGGTGTGACTTTGACTTCAAAGTGCGACGTGTCCTCGAAAAATAGCGTTCCTCCACGAACTCGCATTTTACCATCGGTTCGTGTCATGTTCTGCCCGGCTTGTGCTTTGAACAACAACTTAGAGAAAGTATACTTCATGGTGTATTTAACCCCAGCATAGAGTGACTCAGCGACGCCAGTCAATCCTCCGCTAACGGTGTTGTTTTTGAAGGTAACAACAGTATTAGAGCCGCTTGGTGTGGTCTCTAGGTTTTGAATAAGAAGACCGTCTTTGGTGTAGACTTGTAACTCCTCGTCGTCCTTGAGCAAGTAGGGTAAAGTAAATGTTGGAACAGCTAAAGTAGCGTTTAGAGTTACAACAACACGCCTGTCTAGGTGAGTGTTGTATCCTTCAGGGTCTCGATGCTTGTTACCCATGGGTATCTTAAGTAAGTGCGTCTGGTTTGTGTCGGAGATAGACTGAACAATATACAACTCAGATTCGATGAATGTAAGACCCCTGATACCACCACCACTTACGGTGAACTTACCCCAAGAGCTGAGAACTTTTTCGTTTCCTTTGAAGAAGTATTTGTAGACGTAGACGTCGTTACCGTCAGTAGTAGCCATTAGACTTTCTGCACTAGAACCGGAAAGAGCCACTAGCCCTCCTCCGCTAGTCTTTGGGATATATTGAGGAACGTGGGCTGTGATTTCGTTTGCGTCAAAGTTGTCTGTATTCGCGTTTACGGTGAACTCACGTATTCCCATGAATCCTCCTCTAACGAACGGGAAGTAAATATACGAACCAAGACCAACCGGGTCTACTGACTTGTTGTATTCGTATTCTGTAATTTGGTTGAACGAGACAGTCTTTGGTGTTAGAAGGTCTCCACCCCGGAGAACAAACTGACTGAAGTCTGAGAACAATATTAAGTTGTCTTGGAACGAAATAGCAGCCCTAAGCTTGGTCACCTTGTCAGACGAAACGGTGGCGTCGATTGGGTCTCCATCCAGTAGCGATGTAACTGAAGTCCGGTAGAAGTTGTAACGCTGTATATCCAACTCGCCGTCGTATCCTCCGAACTTCACTTCGCTCATAGAAACCGATGAGCCTGATAAGAAACCTAAACGGCTCTTAAACTGGAACACTCGTTGGATGGATGTTCCGATAAAGGAAGGGTCAGGGTTTGTAAACTCGTCCCCAGCGTCCAGCTTATCCAGAGGCATGTGGTTAAGCTCAAATTCGTCTACGGCGGTGCTCTTGAGAATCAAGGGCATTGTATTACAATCAATGCGGTCGCTTACGTTGCCTCCGCTGGTTTCAAACCAACCACCATCTCCAACAGAGCCTTCCGCCAAGGATGGGGTGTGTCCATTAACCAAGAACTGAACATACCTGTCGTCTTCAGAGGCATCTACGTCGCCTTGAACAGCAATTTTAAACCTGTGGGTAGCGGTGCTGGGTAGGTCTGCTAGGTTAGGGACTGATTTATACGCAACCCCAAGTCCTTCTCCAGCCATTGAATCATCTACTTGAATGGTGAAGTCAGCAGGTCCGGTAATAACACCAACTTGGTTGCCCTTGAGACTTGTGGTGAACGAGGGGTCTAAGGATAAAGGTGACGGATACGACGGTGAGTTGGAGGTGAAAATAGGCAACCCTGTGCCGTAGTTAAAAGGTTGGTCGAATCGCGTGGTAGTGCCAACAGCGTCGGTAACCCTGCGACCTACGGCATACTCAGTTACCCCTAAAGTAGCGCTTGTTAAAGTTCCCTCAAACAAATTCTTCATGATGAAATCCGATTCAGCTTCGAAACCAGTGTTGTAGAAGGAACCACCTCCCTGTTTCTGAGACGACCCAGAGAAAACCCAGTTTTCATAAGTGGTCCCACCAGCGGTAGTAATAGACACTCCATACTTACGCTCGTAGTCACCCTGCTTAACAAACACCAAAGCCTCTGAACTCACAGGAGCACTCGTTGTAGAATCTTTAGTTACCTTCTTCTTGGTATTCAAGACGTAGGTAAAGTCACCAGTAGTGAACAGCTTTAGGTCGTCCACGGGGACTGTGGGAGTCGAGTCGTCAACACCGTGAGTAAGGTAGTTACGAGTTTCGAGAATTAGCTCTGCTTCCTCTGTGTTGTCTACAGTGTATTCAACTGTGTTTTGGTAGGAGCCAGTCCCAGAGCCGTATAGTGTAACGTCACCGTCAAACCTAAGTCGCTTCTTGTCGGTGTCGGTAGCGATGTCGTGAATGTTGTATAAGGTAGTTCCTTTGTTCAGACCTCCGGTGATTCTGAGTTTACCCAACCGGGTGCTCTCAGAGCTTAGAACTGTAACGGGAGACTTCTGAGTAAGGGTGATTTCTTTCTTACCAATGTAATCAGTAGTAAACGATTCAACTACCCCGGTATAACGCTCTGTGATTGTTGCCTGATTCCCTGTAGATAGGTTAAAGGCTGCGATAGACTTCGTTGAGGAGGTTTTGTTCTTAATAATAACCACATACCTCTCGTTTTGGTCTCGTTCGATGAAGTGAACTTTAGAGTTCGCGTCGAGAGATGCTGCGTTTAGTAGCGTGACGATATGCTGACACCCCGGTCGCTTTTGGAGACCGTCCACGATGCTTGGCAAAGCGTTCTCCTGTTCCTCACACTGACCAGCAAACCGGATAGCGTCTGGCTGCTGTGAGACCCCTTGAATGAGGTTACTTACCGAAGTGTTGATTAAGGGCATTAGTAG